TTTTCTTCTCGCAGTCTTAGGTTCTTAAACGTTTTCATAACATTAGCTCACATACATGTTCAGTTCATACTTGCCACTGTCCATGCCAAACACTTGCATATGCAGTCTTTGACGGGTAGGCTTGCCACCCTTGGTCAGTTCGATGTTGTATGAGTTAGTCTTGCCCTTTGATGGCTTACGAGGACCCGATGCGACTTTACGGAACCATTCGTCATCGTCAATCTCGTAGCCTTTCTTTTCTACTTCTTTCTTTGCGTATTGCACAGCAGTAGAGAAGTCTTTGTGATAGACTTCGTAATTCGAACCTCGGGCTTCAATGAAATTTTTAAATGATTTCATCGCTTGAAAATTCCTTTTCTGCGAGCATCACCGACTTTCTTTGATAATTGATCACGAGTCATATTTCTATACTTCGCCATAGACATCATGATATCAATTGCGGCAGAGTCAGACTTGCCCTTTGCTTTTAATGCATTGTAATCGTCAATGACACCTTCTTGAACAGATTCCATGTACTCGCCAGCTTTCAACTTAACGCCTTTAGCGGCGAGTTCACGTGCCGCAATCTGAGACACGAATCTAATTTTTGCACGAGCAACTTTCTCAAGTGCGCCTTTGTCCATACGTGCAATCATGGCCTTCAGCTTTTTGTAAGTAGGAGAAGTTACATTGATCTTCTCAAGATCAGCATAAGCCTTCTTGAGTTGTTGCAACTGAGCATCAGAGAATTCAGTTAGTTCGGTCGACTCTTTGACCTTTGACATACCGCCACGATCATTTCTGACCCAGCCCTTAGCTCTCAGTCGCTTCTCTCTTTCAGCTTTTTCACGTTCTGCTTCTTTCTTTCTGAACGCGGCTTTAAACATCGTGTTGTGTGCTTTGTTGACTTCATCAACTTTGTCAGGCAGACCTTTGTGTTTGGTCTTTGCAAAATCTTTTACGTCTTTCTTTGACATAGACTTAGCGGCTTTTGCTACTTCAGGAGATGCATCGTCCATCTCGCCCTTCTGCTTTGCTCGCACCATGCCAAAAAACTTCTGCTGTGCTTTTGATACAGCCTTTTCTTCAAGACCTTCGCGCATGATACGACCATTCTTCCACATGCCATGTTTTTGGAATATCTGAATTACGCCATCGCGAGGATCAGTGTCCATAGCACTAATGTACTTCTTCATCGCCATGAACGTCTTGTCTTGCTTGTTTACGTCAGACTCTCTACCAAGTTGACGAACAAACGCACCGACCTTCATAAAGTCTTTCTTGTCGATGCCGCCATGTTTCTTTGCATAGTCATCAAATGCTTTTGCGACATTGAAGTAATTCACTGCTTCATCTAAATCTTCTTTAACACCCACTTCTTTCTGTGAAAGCTTAGTCAGAACATTAGCAATTTGCGCTGTCCTCATACCTACAGCCATTAATGCTTGATTAATATCACCCCATTGATACATTTCTTTGTCGCCGCGTCTACTGTATTTGCCCGGCGCTTCGTTGATGCCTACTTCTTCATTTTGCCCGTGCGCGTTCTGAGTAGAAGAATGTGCAACCTTCGACATCTGATGCGGAGGAGAAACATTCATCCCCTTCTTTACTTTCGTGGCATGACGCGCCCAAGCATCGCCAGCGGCTGTATGATGTCTTGCGGCATTTCTATGTTGCCCATGTGCGACATTATCTCCCGCTTTCTTTGCCTGCGCCGCTTGTTGCGTGTGATAAGTTGCTTGCGTGTGATGCGCATCTGAACGATCCATAGGATGCTGATTGGACTTCATGTAGTCTTCATCAATCCCCTCGACTTCTTCTTTCTTAAGACCACCCATCATATTGCCATAGACTTTACGCATCATTCTTTGATGTTGAGTTTCGTCACCATGATCTCTCTTACGTCTATCTTCACGCTCTTTCTTACGGCGAATGTCAGCCAATGACATCGCTTCGTCAACCGACTCCTTTTGCATGTCTTTCATGCGTTGCATCGATACGGGTTGACCTTTCTTAGAGATAATACCGTTAAAACCTTGCTTTCTCATGCTATCAAGAAACTTCTTGGCATCATTCGCAGAATCGAATGAGCGAACACTGATAGGTCCGCGCTTGGACTTAGCATACTTAACATCGAACTTTTCGTTCGTGCTTTCTTTAGGCACACAGTTAGGCACTTCTTTGCCGTTTTTCTTTTTCATGCCTACTTGCACGTAACCTTTCCAACAAGGGTCATCCTTGTCTTTCTTAAGTTTTTCCGGTAGTTCTGAGAATTTTTTCACTGAAGAAAACCCTTATTAAAGTAATACGTTTATTTATACAACTCGGTTCGTTTGATTATTCTTTCGACGAGCCCTAGCAAGTCGCGCACGATCAAGCACTTTATCGTACTCGCGCTCTTTGCGGTCACGCTCTCGACGATTCTGTAGTCGATCTTGTCTCTTGTCAAATGAGATACGCTTCATTGCCGCATCTACTTCGTCACCGCGCACTTCTTTTACGTCAGCTTTTTCTTGACCAGCGATATTCTTTTTTGCTTTCTTAGTAGCGGCGGGGGTGCCCCATTCGGGCTGATCTTTGTACCAATCGTCTGTCTTCTCTTCAGCAAACGTTGGCTGATAGTTAACAAGATGCTTAGGCATGACGCCTTTCTTAACCATCTGTCGAAACATCTTGTCAAGTGTGCGAACGTCAGTGTCGGTCATCTTAGCAGTTTTGATCAGATTGTTTCTAGCATCGCCTGGATTCTTTTTACGCAAGTCTAGGAACGTACGTACAGCAAACTTGTACTTCTTCTTGTTGATTGTTCGATCAAGGAAAGCATCAACTCCAGGCATGAGATCCCGCATGATACCACTGCCACCCCAACCTGCTTCATCGATTAATTCAACGTCCGTAATCCATCTGCGAGAGAAACTGCCATCAGCCATATCGAGAATAAGGTAATTGGTACCAAGGCGCGATACTCGACCCATTTCACCAGTCTCTTTAACGATGACTTGATCTCCTTCATTAAATAGTTCTCCTTCAACAAATTTTTCTCGCATGTCAGATACGGGCTTAAGTTCAACGTGATTCTTGAACTGAGTCATTTCTTTTAAGCCCATGCCAGAGCGCACATCATTAAACAGTTTCTTCGCGTCACGGCTACTCATCGTAGATGGCACACCTTGTGCGAACGTTGTGAAATCATTATTCTTAGCATTTTCACGTTGCTTTGATGCAGACATGCCTGTCACGTCATCGGCATCTGGATCTCGCTCACCAGCAGAAACTACAGTGATACGCTCAAAGTTATAGAAACCATGTCGCGCTTTCTCACCGTTGTACTTTTCTAGGAGTGTTTTGAATTCGGTAATACGGTCAGCACCGACAACCATGGTAATGCGATTAAAGCCTTGATCGTAGAGACTAGTCGCGACTTCGAATACGTTTCGAAGTTTCTTATCCATGATTACGTTACGTGCGTGTTTTGGGAACATCTTACGAACGTGCTTAATTTTCTGTTCGTAAGTGAGAGGATTCTTTTTAGCATCACTTGACTGTGACAAGTAAACTTTGTAGGGATTCTTGCCCGCTTTTGTAGCCATGACTTTCATTAGTTTGCCATGACCAATAGTCGGCGGATTCATTCTGCCGAATGTGAAAAATACCTCGCGTTGTTCTTCAACGAGATAGTCTTTAAAAGACGGAAAACTCATTTCTTGTCTGAACCACCCATTCTGCGTTCTTTTTCCAATTTACGAATCTGAGGCAACATCTTGCGAGCAATCTTATCGACTCTCGGCTTCATCTTTTCGATGCGCTTTTCAATTTCTTGGCGACGACCAGCGGGCAAATCAGATCGAGACTGACCCTTTGCTAGTTTCTTGAACAGGGTGTTGATTGCGGCTTTGCGGGCGCGTTTCATAAGACGCTTAGGATCAGCCGCTTTTCTAGCCGCTCTCCTTCTGCCCATAGCAATCTTTGCTTTATTCTTCTTCATCGCTCTGGCACGTGCACGGCGCTGTTGAAAGTTCAACGCTTCGTCTACGTCTTCGCCAATACGTCCTCTCTTACGCTTCATAGCGGCGTATGAGATTTCTTCTGGCATGCCAGGCGTGTAGTCAACTGTTAGAAAATCTTTAAAACTTAACATACTAGTTTCTCGTTGGTTTGTCCCATCCCTTTAATATATCGGGTGAAAAGTTGTTATAGCTAAACTCTAGCCTATCAACCAATTTCACTGCGTCACCACCAAGTGTGTCAATTGCTACATAACCTTCTTGACCAGTAGTCTTGAACCCGTTGCGAGTTTTAACAAAAGTTTCAAGACTACTGAGTCTGTTTAACTTATTTATAAGTTTTAGTTTGACAACTACAATTAATTTTTGTAGTTCAAACATCTTAACTAAGTTTACTTTGTTTTTGTTGCTGAAGAACTTGAGGAGGTCGTCGAGCTTCGCTTTTTGCGTGGCTTTGCCGCGCGGGGTTTTGCGGCTGTCGATCTCTTTCTGGTACTTGTTTTTGATCCAGCGGATGAGCTTTTCGGTGTGGGCTCGGGTGTCTTTGATTTGACTTCCGGCTCGGACGTAGGTGTTGTTGAACTGCTCGATGTGCTGGGCGAGGGACTGGTTGGCTTCGAGGGCTCTGAGGGTTGTGCCCGAGATCCCGTTAAACAATTTACCAATTTGCGAAAGATATTCATTTATTTGCTCCGTTTCTCGTTTAGTCAAAGTCGCATTGCGAACGTCACGTAGCATTGCATCCTGTGACCATACTTTAGTGGATGGATTCAATTTACTTACATCAACTCCGTACGATGCTCGCATCGTTTCGAAGCTATTGCCTGTATATGTAGTATGCCATACAATCCCGATTTTAGCGTTTAGAACAGCAGAAGCCATTTTAACGGGAATAGCATATACAAGAGTATTAGGGTGAAACGTAACATAGGATTCTCCATCGATTGTTTCTCGTTGAACATCACCTTGCCCAAAGAGAAAATCTCCTTGGATCACGCCTTCAATCCCTAATGCGGGTAAATATCGTAGTGCATCCTTTAGCTTAGTTGCAAGGTCGCCTGAAGTGTCTGCATCGACATCAGCCTCAGTCTTGTAGACCTTCGGATTTTTATTGAAGATTCCTTTCTTCGCTACAAAGAATTTACCATCACGTGGATCAGTGCCAGCAAAGATAGCTGGCGCTCCGTCCCACTTCATGGACACTCGACCCTCTTTCTTACCACCAAGCATGTTCCGAAGATCACGCAGAGCGAAGATCGCTTGCCGAGTCCCATCGACACCACCGTACAGCACCTTATCCTCAATGTGAGTCATGTGAGTGTTTTTCTGCTCAGTGATGTAATCTAAAAAACCATTAAAAGACATAGTTATAAGTCTCGCAATCTATTTGATAAAGTTCTGCAACCCTATCACGAGTTTCATCAGTATAATAGTCTTTGTAGTCTTTATCTTTTTCTGTCGCATTTAAAACGGGCAGTGACTCTTGTACACCTACCATATCTTGTATTTGCTTGAAGTCTTCAGCCAACGTTTCATATCTTAAAACTAGATCACACTCTTTAGCCCAAGTGTGCTGAGGAACTTTTAGGCTTTCAATTTTTAGATTCGCGATATATCCTTCAAAGCCTGTTTCTGCGGCTCTAGCCAATCCTGCTTTATCTGCTTCGTATCTAGCTTTAACATCTTCTCGGTTTAACAGTGCTTTTTGTAAATCAACCTTCGCTATAAACTCTCTCATTTTACGCTGTTCAAACTCGTACCAGCTTACAATCCAATCCCATGGATTTCTCACCACACAAAACTTCAAGCCCAGATCATCCATAGTGAGTTTTATATTATTATTCTCATTATCTAGAATTGAATCAAGTTTAGCGTGAATAGGGACAAATCTTCGACCGCTCGCATGTGTTTCAAGCCAATTATGAATGCTCGTACCACCAGTTTTGGGGATATGAATATGTGTTAACTTTGTAGGTTCGCTTACTATGGTAGCCATTTTTTTACCTATTAAGATAGTGAAAGTGCATAGACTTTACCAGAAGAATTTCCACTAGCGTCGTCTTCCCCATACGCACTCGCGTACAAAACATCTCCTGCAATGTCTAGCCTCGTACCAAAGTAATCATAAGAAAAAGTTCCATATGCATTTGGATTAGTTATAGTAACAAGTAGACTTCCGGTCGTTCTGTCGTAAAGATAAACATGACCACTAGTTGTAAATGAGTTGTGTTCGGCTAATGCTCCAACAACTACTACTTCTCCGCTTATTGCAACGTTTCGTCTGGCAAAACTATCACTATTGTTAAAAGCACTTTGAGGGGAGCTGTCTGGGTTTGGATTAATCATAGTGCTGATCAAACTACCAGTTGCAATTTCAAATACATACGCATAACCGGTTCTATTAGAAGGATATGATCCATAACTAGTGACGACAGGAGCATTGCCCTCATCAGAACCCACAACAATATACCCTTCGCTTATATCTACACCATATCCGAAATTGTCTCCGCTCGTACCATCAAACGGGTTAGGATTCTCTATGGTTCTTACAAGACTACCGTCCGTTGCACTATAAATGTAGACTCTGCCGGAGTTAGAGTTATATTGTCTGTGACCGACAACAATGTATGTGTCATCAACTGTAAAATCATAGCCCCACCCAGCTACATCACTAAAGTTGAAAGCTTCAACTCCAGTTTCTAAGTTAAATGCGTATATTGTTCCTTGACTAGAGGCGGAGACAAATGCGTGTGTCGAATTAAGATGTACGCCATAACCAAAGTTGTCACCTGCGGCGCTGCCAGAAGAATTAGGATTAGATAGTGTGTGTAGTAAAGCCCCTGTTGTAACATTGTAGATATAAGCTTTACCAGAAGAAGATCCACTAGCGTCGTCTTCTCCATGCGCACCGACAACTGCATAATTCCCTAAAATAGCGACACTATAGCCAAAATCATCGCCTGCACTTGTACTATATGCATTAGGGTTTGTGAGAGTGTGTAATAAAGTTCCATCACTAGCATCAAAAATATATGCGACGCCTGAAGAAGATCCACCAGCATCATCTTCTCGATTAGCACCTACTATTATATGAGTGCCATCAGTTTGTACTGATCTAGACGACTCATTGGGGCCATTTCCAAACTGATCGTTTGCAGACGTACCATATGCATTAGGGTTGTCAATTGTATAAAGAAGCGTTGCCGCACTTGGGTTTGCCGTGGCTAAAGGAACACTGAAGGCGCCGCCGCCACCTCCGCCGCCGCCACCTCCGCCACCTCCGGCGCCGATAGCAGGAAGAGACGAATAGAAAGTCGCAAGTTGTCTTCCGATTACGCCAGCTTTTGCGTTGTAGAAAGTTGCGCTAAGTTCACCACGGTTAGTGCCATCTGGATCAGAGTTTCTTCTGACCTGCGCATAAATCTGCCTATCGCCATCGGTTCGAACACCGCCAACAAACGTCATGTTTGCCCAACGATTGTTGACTGGTGGATCGTCGTTGAATTGCCAGTTGGAGTTACCAGGTATTTGTTTCCAAGCCATTATAGTGCCGCCTGTGTTATGTCTATTTTAACTGAAGGTGCCGCAGGTGCAAACGCAGTTGCGGTGAGCGCATCTAATCTAACACCTGTATCGTTGGAAGCCCACATATGCGTAATTGTTTCGTTAGCCTCTAATGATATCTCATTTATCACTTGAAAGATTCTTGCTACACCATTACCTACAACCGTGATCTTTCTTGTTGTTCCAATCACATTAGTTCCGTTTTTACGCAACCAAATGTACACATCTTTTTGGTTAGCGTTATCAGATATTAATTGTGCATTGAAAGAAACCATATACAGACCAGACTCTCTGATTCGTATTTTAGTATTGTCGCTGTCGACCAATTCCATTTGTTGTGATCGAAGATTTCGGTTTAGTCGAATAGGAGTTGCAGAATCAATTGCTGTCAAGGTCTGATCAGAATCGCTAACGAAGTTGCCGTAGTTCTTTTGTTGTTCATAGTTCGGGCGAACAAAGATTTCGCCGCTTGCTGAGTCAACACGAAGAACCGACGCCATTGGAATCACGTTGTTCGGTGCGGTTGGCTTGACGTTTGTTAGCCCGCCAGCAACCGCAGGATCGACATACAGAATATCCCCTATATTAAATGCAGAAGTGTTTACGTCCCGTACTTTGCCCCACACAGTGATACGACCGTCTGCGCTATCAGCGATATCTTCTGTAGCAATGCCTAACCCATAAAGACTTGGAAATTCGTTATTGGCTTGAAAAGGTTCTACTAATAGACGTGCAGTGCCGTTCTGTTCTGCTCCTGCAAATCGAACAGCAGTTCCGTTTGTAATTGTTGAGCCAGTTTTATTGCGAACATATGCATACGACTCTTGACCAATTTGCTGAGTTACACCGTTAGGGTGTTGCAGGTTCAATGTTTCGTCTTCTTGACTCCAGCACAGTTGACCAACTTCAGGAAACTCTTCGTGCGCATGATTGCGATCAAACTTGAGTGTGTTGATCGGTCCTGGATCAGTTGTGAACTGAACTGTCTGAGTGTTCGCATCGTATTCAAGCAACCAGTTATTATTGTTGCCTGTCATTGTATCACGATTCACATCATCGAGATAACGAAACTCTTTTTCGCCACCACCGCCAAGCGAAGTCAGTTGCTTTTGTACGCGCTCAACAAACGTCTTGTAGTGTCGATTCAGGTCTTCTTGTGTGACATAGTTACTGCGAAGATCAATCGTGTTCAGGTAATCTTCTTGCTCTTTGATTGGCTTCTGAACAGGAGCGACAGGCGACTCGGGTAGCATTTCAGGAATAAACGATCTTTCACCTTTCAGTGCAGAAAGATAATCATTCATACCAACTGGTTTATCATCAACAATTTTTTCTTCAACAATAGGTGCTGTGCCGCTCTTCTTTTTCTCTTCGGCAATTGCTTTGAAAAAATCAGCTAATGTCGTTTTTTCATCTGACATTAAATTTCTACCTTTTTTCTTGATTTGATGAAGTCGTACGGATAGATACCGCCTCGTACATCTAGTAATGTAACATCACCATTTTCAACCTTTCGACCTGCACGATACGTTACAGCAAGCACGGCTTTGTAGTCGCCTTGAAACGCCCAGCCATATTCGTTAGCGTAGTGAGTAGACTCAGAAAATGTTAACGTGTATGAGCCGTTAGGTTGTCTGGTAAGAATAGGTGTGCCTTGTCCGATGCAGTGTACGCTTTGACGATTAAACTTGCGCCCTTCTGCCCAGTCAGGACCATAGACCGAGCGAGACACTAACTGCTGTCCCGCACGTGTATTTGGAAGATAACGAAATGCACTAAAGCCAGACTTCGCTCGATTATCACCGAACGTTGTCTGCATAGTTTTTTCTAGGTCTG